CTATAATGATGTTCCAGCAGGAATATCTATATTAATTAAAACAGATGAAGGGTTAATGGCTACAGATGTTGATGTACTTGAGGAGTTTCGAGAATCTAATATTTTAAAAATGTTTTCAGAAAAAGCATTATCAGATGCAATAGAAAATAAAATATATAATCATTTTGCATTGCCAACTTCTCCATTTGTATATAAGTTAGGTCTTAATCTTGGATATTCTATTGAAGAATATTGTCATATTTGGAAAAAACTAGGGGAGGTATAAAATGAAAGGAGATGATTTTGGTTTTTCTTTAGATATGTCTGGAATGAATATGGCTGCTCTTTCAGAGCCAATGCCATATATTGAACCAATAACTTTTGATTTTTTACCATCAGCCCCAGAGCCAGCGCCAGCACCAACCCCTGTTCCCGTTTCACAACCAACACAACAAAATTCAATAACTAAATATACAGTTCAAAGTGGAGATACACTTTCACAAATTGCTAAAGATTCTGGAATATCTTTACAAGAGTTAATGGATTTAAATCCTAAATTTGATCCAATAACTGGTGATCCAAAATACAAAGGCGGTAATTTAATATTTTCTGGTACAAAGGTTAATCTTCCTGGACCTACGATCTCTACACCATCAAGTATAGACAGCACTTACACTGAACAAACTTTTGTTGGTCCAGATACTAGTGGAGGATCTTCAGAACCAATTATAAGTACATGGACAGCGCCTAGTCCAGAACCTATAACTCCAAGCGCAATTCCAGCAGCAATTTCACCAACTGTAGTTCAACCTCCACCACCACCAGTTAAAACAGCCCCAATAGATACAATTTTATTTGATGATGAAAGTACTCCAATTGAGGTAATGACAGATCTAATATTTGAAAATATTGGTGGACATGAATTAATAAATATAGCACGTAATGATATTATTAATGGACAGCAGGTTTCATATCAACCTATTAAAAATCTTACGTCAATTCAACAACAATATAATCCAAATAATATTATTAGTCTTCAGTCTACTTCAGATAAGTATTTTGCAAATTTTTCTATTAAACTTGAAAATAAAGTTCCAAATCTGGGAAATGGTCCTGATGGGGCATATGTCTATTTAGATGATGATACAGGAGACTTAGTTGTAGAGGCTATTAACCTTGAGCCTGATGAACAAATTCAAATAGAAATAACCACAGGTGGTACAATATATGAAGCGGAATTTGGAGAAGTAACCTCTTGATAACTAACACTGGTAAAACCATTATTGGTAAGTATATGCTTGGCCAAGCCCCAGCATATGCCTCATACCTTGCTGTTGGCTGTGGTCCAACACCACTAGAGACTGGCGATGTAGCAGATAATTTTGCAACAAAAGAAAATCTTGATTTTGAAATGTTTCGTGTTCCTATTTCTTCTAGAGGATTTATAAATGAAGAAGGTGTAAATAAAATTGTTTTAACTGCAGAACTACCAACAGAAGAAAGATATGAAATATCTGAAGTAGGACTATATTCTGCAGGATCAAACCCTTCTGCTGGGGCATATGATAGTAGAACAGTTTTTGCTTTTACAAATAATGAAAATTGGCAATACCATACAGAATCAGCAGCAACTGCAATTAATACTATTACTGCACCATTAGATGATCCAGAAGATGATAATATTATTGCTACTGAATATCCAGTTTTTCAAACAAACTCAGATAACTCTATTTTTTATAATCCAAGCCGTGCAAATAGATATGAAAGATCTAGATATTTAAATAATGTAATTTTGATTCAGGGCGATGATGCAGAATTAACAATAAGTTCTGAAAGTGGTCCAAGCCTAGATCATTTTGTAATAGAAGAAGGATCAAACCATATTCATTTAACTGGAGAAAATCTTGATTTTACTAAAAACTCTCCTATTGATGAGTTAAGACTAGCCTTTTGCTTAATAAGTAAAAATGGTTCATCTAGTTCTGTTCCAGATACAATTAGAGTACTAGTTGATTTTGCTTCAACAGATACCACATCTGGAGAGTTTGCAAGATTTGAAGCAGAAATAAATCATGGAAGTTCTGGAAATCCAGAATTAGTACAAGATTTTCAAACAAATAGATATTTTATAGTTTCAAAACAATTACAAGAACTTTATACAACTCCTAACTTTACTTGGAACGCAGTTACTGTTGTTAAAATTTATGTATCTGTTCTTGTTGAAGATAGTGGAGCAAATTTAGTACCGTCTTCAGATTATTATATTGGCTTAGATGCTTTAAGGTTAGAAAATATTGCGACAACAAACCCACTTTATGGCTTAACAGGATATTCAGTTATTAAAAATGAAAATGCGGAAACTATAGTTAAATCTCCTAATACTAGTAATTATGTAGAATTTAGGTTTGTAATAGGTGTAACATAATGGCTATTAAAAAAGCAATTGTGGCAAAAAAAGATCTACCACCAATAGATTTTGACACTGGTGCATATGTTGTAAGGTATAGAATTATTTCTGAAGATAAAAATAGAACCTCTCAATGGTCTCCAACATTTCTTACAGATGTCTTGCCCATCGAAGAGGTTTCTGGCGCTCTTTCTATTACAGAAACAATTATCACAGCGGTTTGGGATGATGAACTAAATAGACCATCATATGATATATTTGTAAAATTTGATTCAGGATCTTTCTTTTATCATGGAACAAATACAGTTCATTCATATTCATTTTTAAATACTGGCACCACTTCCGTACACGTAAAAGTACAAGTAGCGTCATCTGTAAAACAAGTAAATGAATCACTAGTTATCTTTGACTCTGGCGTAGAGTCTTTGGTATAATTAAATAGGAGGAATAAATGGCAAAAGTACCACTACCAGAACGAGGTCAACCCTTAGATGTACCATACATCTATAAATTAGTTGATACAGTAAATCAATTATCAACTGAGGTTTCTTCTGCAACCTATAACTATACAACAATTGATACAGTTAGTGCTGGAAAACAAAATGTAAAGACTTCTGAAACACGAATCGTTGGTGGATATGTAGAAGTAGCAAATAACTCTACAGTTTCAGCCTCATCTGAAAAGTCATTTTCTTATGATTTTCCTAATGACTTTAAATATCAGCCAATTGCAACAGCAACTATTATAAATATTGGCAACACACCTGCTGGACAAAATGCTAGTGTCATTTTAAAGTCAGTAACTACATCAAAAGTAGAGGGAGTTGTAAGATTTGGTGCTGCTGGAGATTTATCTCTAGCGGTTAATTTAATAATTATTGGTATTCCTAATTAAAGTTAAAGGTTAGATATGATTTTTTGTAAAAAATGTAATGGTCGTATGTTTGTTGATAGACAATACAGCAGCATAGATCATTTAGAGATATTTTGTATATCGTGTGGATATCGTATATTTTTTCATCCACCGTCAGAAAGTGGGCAAGGTAGATGGATACTGCAAAAGGAAAAATCCAGAGCCAGCAATACAATAACGACCCTGTAATTAAGGGTAGTAAAAAACTTTGGTTTTTAAATGGAGATCTAGTAAGACTTTATCATAGTTCTCGATCTACTGGAATGGTTACGTTTTATAATATTACTAAAGATAGACTTGAGACTTGTCTTCGTACAGATTTTAGAAGAAATAGACAAAGAGCATATACGGTTGCAGAAACCTCTAGATTAGTTAATCGTCATAGAAAGTATATGCCAACATTAATTAAAAAAGGAATTATACCTCCACCAATTGGTGCAAGGCTAAATGGAAAACGTGGATGGCAAATAAGATCTTATTACTCAGAAGATCACATAAGGGAGATTCGTGCTATACTGGGATCTAGACATATGGGGCAACCCAGAAAAGACGGATTAATAACAAACAATAGTATTCCTACAAGCCAAGAGTTGACAAGACGAATGGGTGACGGTATACTTACATATACAAAGACTGAAGATGGAAGATTTATTCCTGTTTGGTCAGAGAATATTTAAATTTAAGAATAGGTGGGGTAATGGAAAACGAAAACACAAAGGTATCAGTAACACTTGGATATACTCTTAACTTAGGTAATTTTCAGTCATTAAGGCTTGATTTGGGAGTAGTTGACTCTAAGCGTAATGGCGAAAATACAGAGCAGGCTTTTGAGAGAGTCTATAAATTTGTTGAAGATAAACTAACAGAAAAGATTCAAGAAGCACAATCAGAGGCTGATAACGCTAACTAATGGCTGAACGCAAAGACCGCATGGCTTTGCTTAGTAGGTATAGTAAATTGCATACAGCAAAATACAAGCAAAAGCCATCTTTAAATTTAAATGTAGAACAGTGGGCAGCCGATTCTCTTGTAGAGTCTTATGGTATTGCTACTTGCTATGACCTAATTGAATATTATTTTAGTATTGCACAAGAACCAAGTTGGAATTATTTTGCTTATAACGCAGAAAAAATTCTTAATGGTAAACTAGATGTAGAACAAGATATTAAAGAAAGAGTAGAACGTAGAAAATTAGCAAGAAGGTGGTTAAGTGAATAATACAGAAGCAAAGGTCATTTCAGCGGTATTACAAGATAAACAAATGCATGTATTATTACAAGCCAACGTAGAAAATCTTCTTAGAACCCATAACGATGTATGGAATTTTATTCGTTTATATTTTGATAATAATGGATCTATACCGCCAGCATCTTTAGTTATAGAAAAGTTTAGAGACTTTGTTCCAGTAGAAGGGGTAGGGGCAACAAAGCACCATCTTGAAGAATTACAAACAGAATATTTAAATGATAGTCTTAAAGATATTTTAAGGTCTGCAGCAGGTGAAGTACAGGTGGGAAATGGTACTGAAGCGCTTAATGGACTCATTACAAAAACCTCTGAGTTAAAGAAAAATACTTCTGCTATACGTGATATTGATGCTACGGATCTTAACTCTGCCGTTGCATATTTTGAAAAGATTCAACAACAAAAATTAACTGGTCAAATTGGTATTAAAACAGGTTTGCCAGGATTTGATAACTATCTACCTTCTGGAATTATGCCAGGACAACTTGGTGTGTTCTTAGCATATCCAGGCATTGGTAAATCTTGGCTTGCTCTTTATTTTGCAGTACAGGCATGGAAACAGGGAAAGTCTCCATTGGTCATATCGCTTGAAATGTCTGAGACTGAAGTTCGTAATCGTGTATTTGCAATTATGGGTGAAGGTCTTTGGTCTCATCGTAAACTAAGTAATGGTGAAGTAGAACTTGATATGTTAAAGAATTGGCATGCTAATAAAGTAGCAGGAAAGCCAGAGTTTCATATTATTTCAAATGACAATGGCGGTGAAGTTAATCCATCTGTAATTCGTGGAAAGATTGATCAGTACAAACCAGACTTTGTTATTGTAGATTATCTACAACTTATGTCACCAAATCAAAAGTCTGATAATGAAACGGTACGTATGAAAAACCTTTCAAGAGAACTTAAACTTATGGCTATTAGCGAAGAAGTTCCTATTATTGCTATTTCTTCTGCAACCCCTGATGATGTAAAAGATTTAAGCAGTGCGCCAACACTTGGTCAAACTGCGTGGTCTAGACAGATTGCTTATGATGCTGACTGGGTAATGGCATTAGGTCGTGCAACTAATAGTGATATTATTGAGTGCGTATTTAGAAAAAATAGAAATGGTTTTATGGGAGACTTTTTAGTACAAGTAGATTTCGACAAGGGTTACTATAGGTACAAGGATTACGAAGATGCCAAATAATCTTTATAGTAAGAAACAAATACAAAGAGTTCTTAGCGGTGCTGGCATTGATATAGAAGCAGAGTTTGGTAATGATTTTATTATATACTGCCCATATCATAATAATACAAGAACTCCTGCTGCAGAAGTTGCCAAAGATAGTGGTTTGTTTTTTTGCTTTGGCTGTCAAATTACAAAAAATCTTGAAGAGTTTGTTATGTTTGTTACTGGTAGAACATACTTTGAAGCAGCACGATATATTAAAAGCAAAGAGACAGAAACAAATATTGAAAGTGTAATTAATAAGACAATGTATGCTCCACCAGACTTTGTTCAATATGATGAAGTATTAATTAAAAGATTAAACAATCAAGCATTAGAATCACCAAGGGCAATGAGATATTATTCTAATAGACTTATAACAGAAGACTCAGTAAAAAAATTTTCTTTAGGATACTCTGAAAAGCAAGACATGGTTACTATACCAGTTCACTCTCCAGATGGAATGACTCTTGGTTTTGTTGGTAGATCAATTGAAGGTAAAGAGTTTAAAAATACTCCAGGACTTCCAAAAGGCAAGATATTATTTAATTTGCATAGAGTTAAAACATCTAGTCTAGTATATGTTGTTGAATCATCTTTTGATGCAATCAGACTAGACCAAGTAGGATTCCCAGCAGTTGCAACACTGGGGGCTAACGTATCTGCATCACAGATTAAGTTGTTAGAAAAGTACTTCAATAGCGTTGTGCTTGTTGCAGACAATGATGAGGCTGGATCAATAATGAGAGATAAGTTAATTGAAAAACTTGGCTCATTGGTTAGCGTAATCAACATAGATAAAAAATATAAAGACATAGGAGATATGGATGACGATGCAATTAAAAGCATTGAGTTTCAGTTTGACAAATCTATATCGTCTATGCTAAACTAAAATAACAAACAGAAGGAGAAAAATATGAGCGTAGTAAAGGGACTCAAAAATATTAATGCCCTGCTCGACAAGCCAAAGTATGATGAAAACTCTCCAAAGGTAAGATGGTTAAAACTTGCCGATGGTCAATCAGTAAAAATCCGTTTTATTGAGGAACTAGATGAAGACTCTGCAAACTATAACGCAGATCGTGGTCTTGCTCTAGTTGTAAAAGAACACACAAATCCAAAGGACTACAAGCGCAAGGCTGTAGATACAATGGAAACAGAAGGTCGTGACTGGGCAGAAGAAATGCACCGCAAGGATCCAAAGGCTGGCTGGAGAGCACGTCTTCGTTTCTATTGCAACGTTCTAGTCGACGACGGCATTGAAGCACCATATGTGGCTATTTGGTCAATGGGTGTAAGCAAGCAATCAGCATTCAACACAATTCGTGAATATGCACTTGAAACAGGTAGCATATCAAACGTAGTCTGGAAAGTAAAGCGTAATGGTCAGGGTACTGAAACAAGTTACACAACCATTCCAGGTGCACCAGACACAGAACCATTTGACTGGTCAGCAATTAAGCCTTATCCGCTTGAGTTAGCATTAAAGAAAATTCCTTATGCTGAACAAGAGGCATTCTATTTAGGCTTTGACGGTCCAACATCTTCATCTGCTACCAACACAGATTGGTAAGATGAATTACGTAGGCTTACATTTACATACACACTATTCATTATTTGATGGTGTTGCTACTCCAGAAGAATATGTGAACCGTGCAGTTGAGTTAGGGATGCCAGCAATAGCAATCACTGACCACGGTACTTTATCTGGGCATAGGGAACTGCACCGTATTGCAAAAGCAAACAATGTAAAGCCTATCCTTGGCTTAGAAGGATACATGTGTGCAGACATATCTGATAAAAGAGATAAGTCTGAAAGAGAAGGTCAACAAGATCTTGTCTATAACCACATTATCCTTCTAGCCAAGAACCAAAAAGGTTTAGAAAATCTTAATAAAATTAGTGAAATTGCATGGACTGATGGATTTTTTAAAAAGCCAAGGTTTGATTTTGCAATACTACAAAAATATAAAGAAGGAATTATTGTTACATCTGCCTGTCCAAGTAGCGTTCTTGTTAAGGCATTAGAAGAACAAGAATTTGCACTTGCAAAGAAGCATCTTCAATGGTTTAAAGATAACTTTGGTAGCGACTACTATGTCGAGGTTATGCCACATAATACTCCTGAAATCAATAAATATTTGATTGAACTTGCAGATGAGTTTGGTATAAAAGTAGTTGTTACGCCAGATTGTCATCATGTTGATCCATCACAAAAAGAAGTTCAAGAGTTTAAACTTTTATTAAACACACATGCTAAAATTCAAAAAGATATAACTTATGCAAAGTCTACAAAGCATTCTTCTATGATGGATAGACTTGACTATCTCTATGGTAAAGATAGAGACATTACATTCAATAAATTTGACATACATCTATTATCTTATGATGAAATAAAGACTGCTATGCAAAAGCAGGGTATTGATAGAGAAGACATTTATTCAAACACACTATTACTAGCAGATACAGTAGAAGACTATAACATTCAAGATGGATTAAACCTTCTTCCAGTTCAATATAAAAATCCAGATCAAGAGTTGGCAAACCTAGCATTTGCAGGTCTTGAAGAAAAAAGACTTAACTCTAATTGGCTTGGCAATGATATATATGAGCAAAGACTTGATGAAGAGTTGTCAATTATTAGAGATAAAGAGTTTGCACCATACTTTCTTGTAGTAAGCAATATGATTAATTGGGCAAAGAAAGAAAATATTTTAGTTGGTCCAGGACGTGGATCTTCTGCTGGCTCTTTGGTTTGTTATTTACTTGGTATTACAACAATTGATCCAATAGAACACGGTCTTTTGTTTTTCCGTTTTATTAACCCAGAACGTAATGACTTCCCAGATATTGACACAGACATTCAAGATACACGCCGTGACGAAGTAAAAGATTATTTAGTTAGACAGTATAGACACGTTGCATCTATTGCTACTTTTTTGCAGTTTAAAGACAAGGGTGTAGTCAGAGACGTTGCACGAGTATTAGACATTCCCCTTACAGATGTTAACAAAGTTTTAAAACTAGTTGATACATGGGATGAGTATTGCACTTCAAAAACAACGCTAGAGTTTCGTGAGAAATATCCAGAAGTAGAAATATATGGAGAGCAACTACGTGGTCGTATCAGAGGAACTGGCATTCATGCTGCTGGTGTTGTTACTAGTAAAAATCCAATTTTTAGATACGCTCCATTAGAGACTCGCTCTTCTCCTGGCTCAGATGAAAGAATTCCAGTTGTTGGAGTTGATATGGAAGAGGCTGAAAAAATTGGTCTTATTAAAATTGATGCGCTTGGGTTAAAAACTCTTAGTGTAATCCAAGATGCAGTTGCAATGATTAAAGAAAATCACTATCAAGAAATTGACTTATTATCACTTGATATGGCAGATCCAAAGGTTTATGAGATGCTTTCAGACGGGTATACAAAGGGTGTATTTCAATGCGAAGCAACACCATATACAAACCTTCTAGTTAAGATGGGTGTAAAGAACTTTAACGAACTAGCAGCCTCTAATGCTTTAGTCCGTCCAGGAGCCATGAATACTATTGGTAAAGATTATATTGCTCGTAAACATGGTAAGCAAAATGTGTCATATATCCATCAGATTATGAAAGAATTTACAGATGATACATATGGGTGTATCCTATACCAGGAGCAGGTTATGCAGGCTTGCGTTCACCTAGGTGGCATGTCAATGTCTGATGCTGACAAGGTTCGTAAAATTATTGGAAAGAAGAAAGATGCGAAAGAGTTCGATATTTATAAAGAGCGTTTTATTACTGGCGCTTCTGCCTATATTGCTCCTAATCAGGCTCGTGATCTATGGCATGATTTCGAAGCGCATGCGGGGTACTCGTTTAACAAGAGCCACGCAGTTGCTTACTCTACTCTCTCGTACTGGACGGCGTGGTTAAAATATTACTACCCGCTTGAATTTATGTTTGCTCTTCTCAAAAATGAAAAAGATAAAGATGGTCGTACAGAATATTTAATTGAAGCAAAGCGTATGGGCATATCAATTAAACTTCCACATATCAATGATTCTGACCTAGATTTTAAAATTGAGGGTAAAGGAATAAGGTTTGGACTAACTAGCATTAAGTATATATCTAACAATATTGCAAATAAATATATGGCAGCAAGACCATTTAAATCTTATAAAGAACTTGAAGAATTTACATTTACAAAAGGTAATGGCGTAAATAGTCGTGCCTTAGCAGCAATGCGATTAGTAGGAGCAGCAACATTTCCAGATAATCCTAGAAATGACACAGAAATTAAAGAAAACATTTATAAGTATTTAAATCTTCCAGAGTTTAATATAACAATACCTTCACACTATTATGCATTTATTCAAGAGGTTTGTGACTTTGAAGAAAAAGGTTCTTTTATCTTATTGGGAATGGCTAAAGCAATTAAACGAGGGAAAGGATGGTCAAGAGTTGAAATTCTGGACAAGACTGGGAGTGTTGGTATATTTGATGAAGAAGGAACGACTATTGAGACGGGTCGTACTTACTTGGTTCTTGCTAATGACAACAGGATTGTTTCTGCAGTTCCTGTTGATGAAATAAAGGGATCTTCAAACGCTCTTGTAAAGTTTTTAGGTTATAAACAATTACCATATACAGAACAAGAAATGTTTGTTGTTTCATTTAAACCAAGAATGACAAAGGCTGGCAAGAAAATGGCTTCACTTACTTTAGCAGATACTTCAAGAGATTTGCATTCTGTTACGGTATTTCCAACAGCATTTCCAAAAGCATACATGCACATAGAAGAAGGCAAGGCATATAAGTTTAGTTTCGGTAAAACTAAAGATGGAACAGTTATAATGGAGGATGTAAATGTCAGTTAGTATAGAGGACGTATTGTCACAGTTAGACCCAAGAATACGTAAACGTTTAGGTACAGGAGAAGGTATTACATTTGAGTATCAGCCAACCCCAAGTTTTGGATTAAATCGTGCATTAGGTGGAGGTTTGCCATACGGCAGACAGGTGTTAATCTGGGGAAGCAAGTCTTCAGCAAAATCATCAATGTGTTTACAAATGATTGCTTTAGCACAAAAAGAAGGAAAGGTTTGTGCTTGGATTGATTCAGAGATGTCATATTCTGAAGATTGGGCACGAAAGTTGGGGGTAGATCCAACAAAACTAATATATTCACAAGCAAGAACTATCAGTGACATGGTAGATGTTGGAGTTAGTTTAATGAATGCTGGAGTTGATTTAATTGTTGTTGATTCTATTACTTCTATGCTACCTGCAATTTATTTTGAAAAAGATACAGATGAAATGAAGGCTCTTGAAAATACTAAACAAATTGGTGCAGAGTCTAGAGATTTTAGCAATGCTTGGAAAATGCTTAACTATGCTAACAATAAAGTAAAACCTACTTTGCTTGTTCTTATTTCACAATCAAGAAATAATATTAGCGCTATGTATACCAGCCAACAACCATCTGGTGGACAGGCTACCAAGTTTTATTCTTCTTGTATTATTAAATTATTTTCTTCTGAGTCAGACAATCAAGCAATTAAAGGAAAAATTAAAATAGGAGATAAATTAATTGAAGAAAAAATTGGTAGAAAGGTTAGATGGGAATTACAATTTTCAAAAACTTCTCCAGGTTTCCAATCTGGTGAGTATGATTTTTATTTTAGAGGTGACAATCTTGGTATTGATGCAATAGGAGATTTAGTTGATACTGCAGAGTCAAATGGACTTCTTAATAGAACTGGAGCATGGTATCAATTGGATGATGGAACCAAGGTTCAAGGAAGAGATGGGATAGTTAATAGGATAAAAGAAGATTTAGATTTACAACAACAGTTAAAAGATAAGTTGAGTAATGTCTAAAGAGTTTACAGTTTATCCAGGAAGATTTCCATGCAAAACTTGTCAAGAAGAAGTATTATCTTTAAGGTATTGGAGAGAAACTGGACATGCAACCTGGATGTGTTCTAAAAAACATATATCAAAAGTTGGATTAATACCACCTAAAAGAAAGAAAAAGGATTTTATAAATGAGTGAAAGAAGTGAGTCTAAACGAATTAATGCTAAACAACATAAAAATTCTGGACGTAATACACAAAAGGGTGATGCAACCTGGAAAGATTTTATTGTTGATTTTAAAGAGTCTAAAAAATCTTTTACTATAAATAAAGATATTTGGGCTAAAATAGTTACAGATTCTTTGCAGGCGGGAACAGATAAATCTCCAGCAATAGTTGTTATTTTGGGTGAAGGCAATACAAAAGTAAGGCTTGCTATAATTGAAATGGATTTATTAGATCAACTAACTAACATAGATAAGACAGAAACACTTACCGCTGATCTACAACGATTACAAGCAGAGTATGCAAATTATCGAAAGCGAGTAGATCGTGATCGACAATTAACATCTGAACTTGCATTTACTGCGGTTTTATCTGAACTACTTCCAGTGCTAGATGATTTAGAAAGAGCGAGTGAACACGGTGAATTAACTGGTGGGTTTAAGGCGGTTTCAGATCGCATAAATACAATCGTAGAAAAATTAGGTTTAAGCAAGTTTGCCGATGCACCAGTTCCATTTAATCCAGAGATCCATGAGGCACTTACCCATGAAACATCAAATAATGTAGAAAAATCAACCGCAACTAAAATTTTACAGTCAGGTTATAAATTTAAAGAACGTTTGATCAGACCAGCAAGAGTTGTTGTGTGTGATCCAGAAATTACTAACAGGGGAGAATAAAATGATGGAGCAAACTCAAACAGCAGGAACAACCATAGACATGGTAAATGGTTTGACTGAAATTGCTGACTATATGAAAGACGAAGAGTTAACAACTGCATTAACAATGATTGCTAAACTAATCATAAAGCCAGATGTGCCACTTAATGTTGCTACTGTAGAAATTGTTAGATTACAGGCTATCGCAGCAAAGATGTCATTTAGAGCAACTTGGATGGCTAATGTAGATAAAAGTGACAGGGCAAAGAAAAATATATATTTCACGGCAGCAGAATCAATCAACGACCTGGTATCAGCACTTAAGTACATAATCCGCTAACCTGGTATACTTATATAAAACAAGGGATAAAAATGACTAAAAACTTACTAAAGCAGATTATGATTAAAAAAGATGAGCCAATCCATAACGATGATATTGGGTATACTGAAGGTTTGGTAGAGGCTATTCAGCAAGGATATATCGCTGACATTAAACCAAAGTTTACAAAAAAATATTCTTTTTCACCTTCTACATTAACTTGGGGTCAAGGAGAGTGTGCTCGTTTTTGGTACCTAGCCTTTGATGGTGCTGTATTTTATGACAATGCAGATCCTTATGGCGTAGCAAATAGAAACAGCGGTACCTTAAGCCACGATAGAATTCAAGATGCAATGATTAGTGCAGACATCCTAGATAAAACTATGGAGTTTGAAACAGATAGAAAATATGGAAAGCAAAAGCATCCTGCATTAGAGTTTACAGTTAAAGCAGACGATCCACCAATTTTTGGTTATGGTGATGCCATGCTTGATTATAAAGGACAATCTATTCTTGGTGAAATTAAAACAATGCCAAACGATGGATTTGAATATAAAAAAGCAAACAGAAAACCAAAAAGTGGACACTTAATGCAGTTATTAATGTATATGAAAATATTAAAAAAAGATAAAGGTGTTTTAATTTATGAAAATAAAAATAATCACGAATTATTAACATTGCCAGTACAGGTTAATGATGAGTATCGTAAATGGATTGATTACGCATTTAATTGGATGAAAGAAGTTCGCAAAGCCTGGACAGATAGACAAATTCCAGTTAAAACATATAGGTCTAATTCAAAAATCTGTAAGAATTGTCCTATTCAAAAAGCCTGTGCAGAGGCAGAAGTAGGGGTTCTTAAAATAAAACCTCTTGAGGGGCTTAGTGAAAATTTGTGAACAGTGTAATCGTGGATTTACTCCTAACGTAAGTTATCAAATTTACTGCGGGATAGAATGTAGAGATGTTGCCACAAAAGAAAAGATTATAGAAAGATATCAGATAACACGAAGACAAAAAAGAATTGGTAAAGTTAGAAAATGTTTAGGCGGATGTGGACAGCAATTATCTATTTATAATGACTCTAGATTTTGTTCTAATTGTAATGTAAGTAAAAAAGAAGTTGATAAAATGTTAAAACAAATAAAAGGATTTTTTGACTATGAGCAAGAATAAATGGGGTATAGAGGTTCAACCTAAAAATATTTGTGCTATTGATGCTAGTACTAATAGTCTTGCTTTTGCTTTTTATGTTAATAAAAACCTTGGAGATATTGGTAAAATAAAATTTGAGGGTAATGATATTTATGATAAAGTTGCCGATGCCTGTAAAAAATCTAAGGCTTTATTTGAATATTTTAAATTAGCAGATGCAATTGTTATTGAACATACTGTATACATGAATAGCCCTAAAACTGCTGCTGATTTAGCCTTAGTTCAAGGTGCATTACTTGGGGCTGCTAGTTTATCTGGCATTGAGTCTTTTGGAAAGGTCTCACCGATTACCTGGCAAAATTATTTAGGTAACAAAAAGTTAACAAAAGAAGAACAGTTGGTTCTTAGATCTCAGAATCCTGGCAAGTCAGATTCTTGGTATAAAACATTTGAACGGCAGTTTAGAAAAGAAAGGACAATGAAACTAATTGAAATTATTTATGATAAAAATATTAGTGACAATGACGTTGCTGACGCTTGTGGCATCGGTCATTGGGCTATTAATAATTGGGATAAAGCAGTAGGATATAATGAATAGAAATAGTTTTATTTTTAAAGAAGAAGATAATGAGATTTCTTTAATTGTAAAAACATTGTCTCCAGAAAAATGGTTGTTAATAGATCGTGAAACTGGACAGGTTTATCAAGGAAATCCTGGAGGTTTTTGGGATAAACTTAAAACAATAACAAGGAGTAGTGAATAGTGCCAGAGTTAAATGCTAACATACCACCAATTGAATGTTACGTACGTGGTAATTTTTTAAGAGATCAAATAGATAGTCACGATCAATATTTTCCTTGCGTAATTTTTGGTGTGGCTAGCGTTCAAAATCGTAGCCCATTGTTTCATTTCTTAATGGAGGATGGCGGTATCTGGTGGAGAATGCCTATTAATGCATTTTGTACTAAACCAGATGTACCAGAAGAAGACA